CAATAGGATTTAAAGTTGACTCATCTACGAATGCAACTATTCTACCAGTTCCTGTATTAGTATCTTCACTTACGTTTGTTAGAAGACCTCCAGCATCAACTCTTGCATTTTCAAAATCAGTATAGTTATCATATACTGTTAGATTTTGAGATTCAATTACTTCCTGACTATTAACAGTCTCTTTACCATACTCATTAGCATAGATAATATCTGTGCCTGTATCAGTAACTGTTACTTGTGCTAATACACCAGGAGCAGTGTAAACTTCCTGCCAATGTTGAGTCTGAGGTGGTGTGTAATCTTGACTATCTGAACCTATCTGTTGTGTATCAGTTGTAGTATAAGTAGATCCTCCACCACTAGTGCTACTTCTACTCTCAGTTTGTATTTGAGTGTGAGTATTAATATTTCTAACACTAATAATAGTAGATTGAACTGTTTCAATAGTACCAGATGAATCAAATACTTGAGAAGCATCAGTTCCTACATCAGTTGCAGTTTGACTATTAGTACTACTGCTAGTAAGTCTAAAGACCTTTTTGCCAGATTCAAATTTAGGTGTAGTTATATCATTAGGATTGGGTATAAAGAAAGATCCTCTTACTGATCCTAAAGTATCAGTCTTTAAATGTAAATTGCTAATAGTTGCTTGAGCACTAGAAGTTTGTCCAACTAATTTAAGACCTGCTTCTACATATCCATGATAAATATTTTCAGACTTATCTGATAAACTCAATGTATCAACATTCAAAATGTTGGAAGTTGAAGAGTATTCTGCTGGTACAATAATAGTTTCTGATGATGCACCACTATCTGCTGATGTAGGTAATACTGTATCAACCAAAACAGTTCCTCTTCTAAGAGGAGTAGAAGAATAATATGGATTAGTATTATACACTGCACCAGGATCATCATATGGACCTAATTTATGATTAGATACAGCAACTCTAAATCTAATTAATTCTTTTCCATCCTTAGTAGTTCCTATAACAGTTTCTCCAACTTGGAAGGTTCCTGTAACCATAGAAATTTGAAGAAGTTTTGGAACTATAAACTTATTGACATTTTCCCCATCAAAGAAACCAAATACACTAGTTGTTGGTTTTAAACCTTTACAAGAGAAATCTATATTTCTAGATCTCATATAAGGAGTTATATCAGTATTAATTACTTTTGGACCTTCATTTTGAGTGCTGAAAGTCTCTCTTTCTATAGACCTAGTTCCTTTTCTTTCTTCAGTAATATCTACTGGATTAGTTCTAAATGTAGTTGTAGTAGTTCTAAACTTATTTCTTGATCTATAACCATTTCCTTCTGTCCATCCACCCCAATGAACATTACTACTTGAACTAATTTGAGTATCACTGCTTGCACCTGTCCATGTAGTTTCCCATCCACCCCATACTACAGGGCTATATCCAGTATCAGGGTCCCATCCACCTGCTTCTACCTGTTCACTAGTTTCTGTATAAGTTGTAAGTTCTTCTTGTTTAGCATCTAAAACAACTTGATCCACCCATACATCTGATGATGGAGTTAATAAAATAGATCCACCATAGTAGTTGATAAGGAAAGGTGTTACACTTTCAGTTCTAGTTGCATATGGATTTCTAACAAAAG